GGAGCTGATCCTGCAGCCCTGGCCCAGGGAGGATGAAGGTCGCCCCATGCGGATCAAGGCGTGCGCTCTGGACATCGGCGGAAACTTCACCAGCGAGGTATACAAGTTTTGCAAGCGGAAGAAGCTGGCCGGCATCACCCACCCGGTGAAGGGCGCCACGAAGCCTCAGGCCAAGATTGTTCGGCGGTCCGGGAAGCGGGCCCGGTTGTTCCTGGTGGATGGCGTGGCGGCGAAGGACACCATCTACGCCTGCCTGAAGATCGACAAGCCCGGGTTCGGGTACCAGCACTTCCCGAACGATACCGACCAGGTGTACTTCGAGCAGCTCTTCGCGGAGAAGCCCTGCCACCGAGCCGGGGTCCGCGCCTATGAGCGCGTGCCCTCCGATGCCCCGAACGAGATCCTGGACTTACATGTTTACTGCGATGCTGCCCAGGCCATCTGGGGAACTCCCCGGGACTGGGCGGCCATGGTGGCCAAGGCTGCAGAAAAACCAACACAGGAGGAACCGATGGACGAGCCTCACCCCACCGAAGAAGAACCCGAGCAAACCCCGGAGGAGCCAGCCCCGGCGCCGGCCCCTGCGGCGGTCCGCGTCATCCGCCCCAAGAACCGTCCCGGTGGCGCGGTCACCAGCACTTCAACCGCCGGGATACCGCTTGCCCAGCTCCGGGGAGCTACCGGAGGCGCCGGAGGGTCGGGGGCTTGGTAGATTCCCGCGCATTTCGAACCGTCAAGGAATCCTTGACCGTTCATTGTCTTCCCCTTCACCAGGGGCCTTTCCATGTCTGTTGCTATCCCATAGCAACGCCTCGGCCACGGCCAACTTCCATTCTGGGGTCTCTGGAGTCCCCCATGGCATCCCTGGCCGCTGCAATGCCCTTCCTACTCCGCGACGAAGGCGGTTGGTCCGACGATCCGTCCGACCCGGGCGGTGCCACCATGCACGGGGTGACGCTGCGCACCGCCCAGCAGATGCTCGGCATCACCTCGCCGGAGCAGCTGCGGGCCATCACGCCGGAGCAACTGAAGCAGGTGTATGGCTCCCCTGAGTTCTGGCGCTATGACGGGATCCAGGACCAGCGGGTGGCCACGAAGGTTTTCGATATCGGTGTGGACATCGGGATGGGAACCGAGATCCGCATCCTGCAGAAGGTTCTGGGCGTAGCCGAGGACGGCGTGTGGGGCCCTGCTACCCAGGCGGCCACCAACGCCCAGGACCCCAACCAGCTGCTCCCGGCCCTGTGCGAGGCGGCCCGGGAGCACTACATCGCGGTGGCGCAGGCCCATCCCGTGGAGGGGAAATTCCTGATCGGCTGGGAGCATCGGGCGGAGGAAATCCCTGATGCTGCCTGATCCATGTGCGACCCCTTCGGAGATCGCCCCTAAGACTGGCCGTATTGGCCAGTTGGAACAGGAGAGCCTGGGCCTTTTCCAGAGGCTGATTCGGACGGATCAGCCGGAGGAGGTGCGGCGGGCCCTGATGTGGATCGCGGGATGCACGCTGTGCTTTTGCCTGGTGGTACTCACCCTGGCGGTCTGGTATCAAGCCTGCCTCGACCAGCACGTCGACGGCGGCCTAGTGGGCGCCCTCGGCATCATCTCGGGCTCGGTGGCGGGTCTCGCCGGCGTGGCCTACCACAAGCAGGGAGGACCCAATGGCGACTAACTGGAAGGCTATCGGAATCAGCGCAGCCGTGGTGCTGGCGGCCGTCTTTATCTATCGGGACCACGTCCAGGATAAGCGCGACGCGGCCCACCTCCAGCAGGCCAACGTGGACCAGGCCGGCGCCAATGCCGATGCCGGGAAGGGGAATGCGGATGTCACGCCGATGCAGGATGAGCGGAAACAGGTCGCCAAGGACACCGCGGCGGACCAGGCCAACGATCCGAAGTTGGCAGCGGACCGCGCCCGGGTGGCCAGCTTCGATCCCCGCCCTCTTCCTGGTCCCGGATCTCCCAAGGTGCCCGCTCCTGAGCCTGTGGTCGAGCCTCCGGAATCGCCTCGGGAGCTGGCTAAGGATCAGCTGATCACTGACCTGACCACGGCCCTGGCTGGCCGGGATAAGACCATCGCCGACCAGGCCAAGCTGAACGCCACCACCACCGACTATGGCCAGCATGAGCACGCAGCCTACGCCCAGGACGCTGCCACAGTCGGCGAACTGCGGCAGGCCAATCACCCGACCTTCCGACGCGCCGCCGGGCTGCTCTATGCGCCGGGCCAGTCGGCGGTGGGCGTCATCGTCGAGCAGGACATCGCCCGGGTGCGGGTTGTGGGCGAACTCATTCAGCAGGGCCTACCGGCGATGGCCGGCGGACGCAACCAAACCCTGGCGCTGATCGGCGCTGCCATCACCTTCTGAGGAGGCCTCATGCCTGAGATCGTCACCACCCACCTGACCCACATCTACTGGGCCCTCGTCTGCCTGCTCGTGGCTGTCCTGGTCCACTTCTGGCCCACGATCAAGACGTGGTGGGCCGCCCGGGCCGCCGCGGCCGAAGCCGAGGGCAAGCGGGCCAAGGCGCTGGCGGAGCTGGCCGCCGTGGACGTCGAATCGCTGTTCAAGCGTATCGAGGACGCTTTCGATGCCAAAGTCAAGGCCCTCGAAGCCAAGGCCAAGGACATGGAGTCCCGGATCGACGCCCGGGTGGCGGCCGATGCCTTGAAGGTCGCCGCCGCAGTCGATCCGGCCACCGATCCTGCGTCCGCGCCGGCCGCGCCCGAAATCGTCACGATTCCCGCCGCCACGCCAGTGCGTTCCCTGATCCCCTCGGCCTAACGCATGCCCCTTCTCGGCATTTTCCTGAGCATCCTTGGCATCATCGCAACCAGCGTGCTATCGATCTGGGCCACCCTGAAAGCGGATCGCCGGGCTCGGCATCAGGACCGCCAGCGCCAGGATGAACAGCGCGAGCAGGACCAGAAGGCCCAGCTGCACCAGATGGAGCAGCTCCTGCAAACGATGGTGGTGGAGAAGATCGAAGCGGCCTTCAAGGAAATCGGCAAGCTCCAGCTTCAGGTCGGCGCTGTCGAACGGTCCCACTCGCACCTCCTGGGCTTCCTGCAGGGAAAGGGATGCACCGTCCCGGACTTCTGCGATACCAAGGATCCCCCTCCGTAGGCCCACCCTGCGCCCCGTTCCCCGCGGGCGGTGTGCGTTTGGGGTGTTGCTATGCGATAGCAACAGTCCCCGGCCGCCCAGGTCTGAAAGTTGGACCCATGGACGATAAGTGGATCAGGTTGCCAAAGAAGATCCAGAGCGGAGACAGCTTCTCCTGGGATCCGATTGACCTCGTTTCCGAGTACCCAGCCGGGCCTAGCTGGACCCTGACCATGTATCTGTTCCTGGTAGGCGCGGCCCCTGGGACGGCGCCGGTGAGCATCCAGGCCACAGCCGACGCGAACAGCTGCTTTGTGTTGGCTCAGACCCCGGCCCAGACGGCTGCGTGGACCCCGGGTGAATACCACTGGACCCTGATCGTCCAGAGCGCGGATGGAACCCAGCGAAAGACCCTGGACCACGGGGAAATCCGGGTGGGGATCAACCCCATGCTTCCCCCGGCTGGCTATGACCCCCGCACCCATGCCGAAAAATGCCTGGCCGCGATCACCGCTGTCCTCGAAGGCCGGATGAGCGAGTCCATCACCGAATACAAGCTCGACAACGGCATCGAGGCAAAGCACATGGACCATGCCGAGCTGATGCGGCTCCGGGCCTACTACGCCGGGGTGGTCCGGCGCCAGCGGGGCAAGGCGTTTTTTACCCATATCCCTGTGAGGTTCAACTAGATGGGCCTCCTTTCCCGCGTCCGCTCCGCCTTCACCGGCCCTGAAACCCGGGCGTCCGTGTCCTTCAGCGCCGGCGCCACCTTCGAACCCAAGCGCCAGGCGCCCATGGGCGTCACCACCTTCGAAGCACCGGTCAAGGCCAAGCGTGCCGTGGGCGCCGGCATCGGTGCCTTCTACACCGGCGCCACGATGTACGGCGGCGGGTTCCTCATGGCCATGCGGTCCAAGGATGAGGAGATCCGCCGGGACGCCCTGGCCCTGCGGGCCAACTCCAGGCGCCTGGCCAACAACAACCCGTTCATGCGTCACTACCTCCGGCTGCTGGGCAACAACGTGGTGGGCCCCAATGGCGTCACCATGCAGAGCCTGTTCAAAAGCAAGTCCACCGGGGTGAAGCGCGACCCCTACGTCACCAAGATCGAGGGCGCCTGGCAGGACTGGTGCAAGCCAGGGAACTGTGACATGTCCGGCCGCTACTCATTCCAGGATGTGTGCCGTCTCTTTGTGCGCACCCTCGCCCTCGACGGCGAGTGCTTCATCCGGATCGTTCGGGGCGCACCCAACAAATTCGGGTTCTCACTGGCGTTCCTGGATGCGGATCTGCTCGACCACACCTACAGCCGGTCCGGCAGCCCTGGGGTCAACCCGATCGTCATGGGCATCGAGATGGATACCTATGGCAAGCCCGTGGCGTACCACTTCACCGATCCCAAACTGATCCGGAACGGCATGGTGGGCGGCTGGGCCTACGGCCAGAAAATCATCATCCCGGCGGACCAGATCATCCACGGCCTGGACCCCGACAGGGCCATCCAGTCCCGAGGCGTCCCGGCCTGCGCCAGCGTGATGTACATCCTCAGCATGCTCGGCCACTACTGGGAAGCGGAAGTCGCCTGCGCCCGCCACGAAAGCGAGCGCCCCGGCATCCTTAAGAGCCCCAACGGCGCCATTGATGAGCACGGCGACGATGACGACCGGGAGGAGCGCAGCGCCCTGGTGGATCCCATCCTGGCTGCGCAGAACCTGGGTGGCAACTCCACCGGCATCGCGTACATGGGCCTCCCGGCCGGCATTGATGTCGAGTTCCCGGACGTCAAGCACCCCAGCACGGCGTTCGAGGCTTTCAGCAAGTCCATGCTCAAGGGCATCGCGTCTGGCCTGGGCGTGGCCTACCACGAGCTGGCCGGAGACCTGACCAGCGTCTCTTTCAGCTCCATCCGGCAGGGCACCATCAGCCAGCATGAGAGCTTCCAGGAGCAGCAGACCCGGCTCATCCAGACCTTGTGCGATCGGGCCCACGCGGAATTCATGCTGAGTGCCTGGATCCACGGGGTGCTCAAGATGCCCGCCGGAGTGACCCTGGAGCAGTTCAGCGCTCATAAGTTCCACCCCCGCGGCTGGGACTGGGTCGACCCCCGGGCCGACAGCGCCGCGGACCTGGAATCCATCGCGGGCGCCGTGAACACCCGGACCGCGGTCCTGGCCAAGAAGGGCCTGGACTGGGAGGACGTGGCCTACCAGCTCAAGGATGAGCAAGACCTGATCGACGCCCTGGAACTCAGGGTCGGCCCGCTGATTCAGGCCCCGGCCCCGGCCGGGAAGAACGATGGCGAGACCGACGGCGAGCCGGGCGTGAACAAGGACGGCGAGGACACCAATTCCCCCAAGGAGGGAACCGATGGAAAGTAGGTCGATCAAGGGCATCCAGTATCGAACCGTCGCGCTGGACCGGGCTGCGGTCAACCGGGAGGCCCGAACGGTCCGAGTGGCCATTTCCAGCGAGACTCCGGTGGAACGCTGGTTCGGGGTGGAAACCCTGGGGCATTCCCCCGGCGAGGTTGATCTGTCCCGAATGCAGAACGGCGCGGCCGCCCTGGTGGGCCACGACACGGATCAGCATTTCGGTGTCCTGGAAAACGTCACCCTGGACCCGGACAGGGTCATGCGGGGTGACATGCGGTTCTCCCGCTCCCAGCAGGGAGAGGACCTGCTCAACGATGTCGAGGATGGGATCCGCTCCAAGATCAGCGTCGGCTACCGGATCAACGACTACCAGACCACCAAGGGCATCGGTGACGCCCCGGACCAGGTCCGCATAACCTCCTGGACCCCCATGGAAGCCTCTCTGGTCGCCATTCCCGCTGATGACCGCGTCGGCGTCGGCCGCTCCCTCGACCCCAATTCCCAGGCCCCGGAAATGTCCGGCACCCGGGACCTCAACACCAACGGCCAGCAGGCCAATCACGAAAGGAGTTCCGCCA